CGTTGAAGTACACGGCGATGTCGGCGACAAGGGACTCGATGAGCCGGTACTGCGACGTGGCCGGGTTCGGTTTTGCGAGCCAGCGCGCGAGGTCGTGATCGACGAGCCGCACGCGATCGGTGTCGCTGACGCGTCGAAACACCGGCATCCCCAGCTGCGCCACGTTGCGGGCGAGGAAATCGACACAGATACGCACGTTCGGCTGCGTTTTGTAGATGTCGCCGTACGCCTGGTTGAGGCCGTAGAGGCTGAGGCTGTGAGAGTCCTGGCTCGGCCAGGCGGTCGGCGTGGTGAGCGCCTGGAGCCCCTCGAACGTCCGGACGATCACGGCGCCACCTGGAGAAACTTGATCTGCGATCGGTGGATGACGACGTCGCCGACCATCGCCACGGCCGGACCACCCGTCTTGAGCGCCGACACGTCGCGCAGCGTCAGCCAGCCGCCGCGATACGACCAGAGCACGCCCTCGATCGCCTCTGTCGAGTCCGCGGTGAAGTTCACCACGACCCGTCGCAAGAGACAGGGCGGCCGCCAGAACAGCAACCAGTGCAAAGCTCACATACCTGCACCGGCTGCCGCCGCGATGTCCGCGTTTCGGTTCGTGATAGGAATCCCCGCCGCCCTGAGTCTGTGTCCGGCGGGTGCGATCGCCTATTTTTTAGGTTTTTTCTCGCGGAGGTCGCGCCGGATAATCTCGGGGACGCTGACGGCCTCGCGCAGCGCCCGCTTGCAGTACTCGTCCAACTCCTTCGAGGGCAACGAGATAGTGACGTGCTTGGAGGGATCGCCCTCGTCGAGCGGCGGCCGGCCTGGCGGGCGCTTCATCGCGCGACCCGTCGCCGCCGTAGCCGGACGGCGCGAAAATACACGCGCCCGGCCCGTACGCGGAACGTCAGCCGGTGCACCAGGCCGCAGGCGCAGCAGCGGACATAGAACCCGCGCATCCGCGGCCGAATCCAGTCGCCGTTGTACGCTTGCGAGTACCTCACGCGGCGGCCACCACCGGGTCCTCCGCCTCAGGCTCGCCGCCGAGCGTGGCCAACTTCCGCGCCATCAGCGCCGCGATCACCGGGTCGATGCGCCCGCGGCTCTTTTTCTTCGTCGGGTAGAGGTTGTCCTTGTTGTCGCGCTGGACGACGACGTTCGACACGCACCAGAGCATCAGGTCATTGCCGCCGGCGTCCACGAGCCCGTCGAGCACGTCGGCCTCGAAGTCTTTCGACGGCGCGCTCATCTGCTGGAGGGTTTGCGGAATCTCGACGACCTGAAGGCCGTCGGTCTCGCCGAGGTCCTTGACGAGGTTGCCGGCGTTCCACGGATCGACGCCGATCTGCTGCACGTCGAACAGCGTCGCGGCCAGGGTGACCCACTCGCGCACGACGTCCTGATCGATACGGTTGCCGGGGTTCGTCCGGAGGCCCGCGGCCAGGTTCTCGGCCGTCAGCGCCTCGACGAGCCACTGCTGATACGGCGCGCGGTCCCGATGCGCGCGTTCCTCAAGCGTGTCCGCCGGCGTCAGGCACCAGGGCACGAGACGCCAGGCGGCGCGCTCGTCGGTCGGCGGGAACACGAGCACGACGGCGGTCAGGTCGATCTTCGAGCTCATATCCACGCCGATCCAGCACGGCTCGCCGAGCATCGACGCGACCGTCCACACGGTCTGGCCTTTGCGCCAGCCCTCGAGCGACAGCCAGGGCGCGATCGCCTGGACCCAGAGGTTCAGACGTTTCTGCTTGAACGCGGCGGCCGCGGCCGGCATGTTCGCCGCCTTCGCCGCGAGCGCGCGCAGATCTTCCGGCTTCACCGACACGCCGTAGTTCGGATTCGCCTTCCGCCACGTGGCTTCGGCCAGCCAGTCGTCCGCCTTGATGCCGAGCGCCTTGTCCTCGACGTCGGCGTGCGCGATGAACGTGAAGAAAGTCTCGTCCGCGATGACCTGGTCGAGAATCTTGCACGCATAATCGTGCTGGTCGCCACAGGGCGTGACCGGGTCCGAGCCGGCCGTCGTGATCTGAAAGTTCAGCGGCTGCTGCCGCGCGCCGGTCGCGGTCTCGATCACGTCGAGCATCCCGCGGTTTTTCTGCGCGTGGAATTCGTCGTTGATGATCAGATTCGGGTTGAGGCCATCGGTCGAGTCATGGTCGCCGCCGAGCGGTTCGAGCTTCGAGGCCGTCACGTCGCGGTGCAGGTTGTTCATGAACACCGCGATCCGCGACTTGAGCCCGCTGGACTGCACCAGTTTCTTCGCGTCGTTGAAGACGATCTTGGCCTGCGCTCGTTTGGTCGCGATCGTGTAGCCCTCGGCGCCGTTTTCGCCGTCGAAGAAGGTCACATACAACGCGACGATCGCCGCCTCGAGCGACTTGCCGTTCTTTCGAGGAATCTCGTTGTAGGCAGTGCGATAGCGGCGCAGCCCGGTCGTGATGTGCACCCAGCCGAAGATCGATCCAAGCCTAAACTTCTGGTGCGGCTCGAGCACGATCAGGCGGCCAGCCCACTCGCCCTTGTAGTGCCGCAGTTTCTCGGCGAACCGGAAGAACCGCTCCGCCCGCGCTGGGTCGAACCGATACGGGAATTCCTTCGTGCCCTCGCGCCGGCGGTCGCGTAGGTGCCGCGCGCACGAGAGCCGGTGGTACTTGCCCGCCGGCACGCGCCCGGCCATGACGTCGCGCGCGTAGGCGTCGACGGCGTGGCTAATGGTGGGTGCGGTCATCAAACTCCGCGACCGGCAGATCGAATTCCGAGAACGCGTCGGCGACGCCTGGCGCGCCCGGTTGCGCCGGCGTCACGCGCGATCGACTCGAGGGCGTCAGTCCCAGCTCGGGCCAGAGCTTCGAACACCCGGCCAACGCCTTCGTCGCGATCGACAGATACGGGTTCGGCATCGGATACCCGCTCGGCGCTTTCACGACCATCCCGAGGAGCGCGACCTTCTTCGTCGCGTCGATGTAGCGCGCCCACTCGAGACAGACCGCGATGAGCGCGCCGCGATCCGCGTCGGTCACCAGGCGCAGCCGGCGCAGCATCGGCGCCAGGCGGCGCCACTCTGCGGCGGCGAACTTATTGTCGGCGAGCTCCTCCGGTGGCTCGTCGAAGGTCTCGGCCGGCGCCGGCGGCTGCGCCTCGTCCTGCTTCAGCGGGCGCTTGCCGGGGTTCCCTTCGAACTCGCGCTGGCGCGTCGGCTTCGGTTTGCGCCCTCTCACGCGGACGTCTCGGCGCCAGCCGCCGGCGCGTCCTCGAGCGCCCCGAACTCTACCGCCCCGACCGCCTGCGTCGCGCGCCGCGGGTCGCCCTTACAGAACACGAGCACATTCTGATGCGTCTTCCCCAGCTTGCGCCCGCTCTCGAATTGCTTCGCGGCGCGGATGGGCAGCGAGCCGACCGAGGTGACGAGGATCGCCTCGTTGTACAGTCGCGCGCCGGCGTCCTCGAAGGCCTGCTCGGTGTCGCTGACGAACCGCCGATAGAACCCGAGCTTGTCGCGGATGTCGCCGACCACGAAGCACGCGAACCGGTCGACGCGGAGCTGAGCGACGGCGGCCGCCACGATCGCGCGGTAGGCCGCCAGGAAGGCCGGGTACAGCATCGTGGAGAGGTCCGCCGGGTTGTCGCTGTATCGCTCGAGGTCCGCGTACGGTGGGCACGAGAACACGAGGTCGGCCTCGGCGCCGGCGACGAGCGTGGCCAGGTCGTAGCTGTCGCCGGTGATCCAGCGCGGCCGCGGCTGGCCCTCGTCGCAGAGGCGCTCGGCCTGCGCCTCGTTGGCCGCGATCTGCTCGGGCCGCAGGTCGATCCCGATGTAGCGCCGCCCCAGCTTCGACGCGACGATGCCGCGGACCGAGCCGCCGGCGAACGGGTCGAGCACCAGGCCGCCCGGCGCGCAGAACCAGCGGTAGACGAGCTCGCAGAGCACCGGGTCGAAGATGGAGGTCCCGCTGATGATCTCGCTGTCCGGCGTCCGCCAGTGGTCGCGCTCGAATTCCTCCGGCGTCAGCGTTCGGCCGACGCGCGCCTCGGCGGCGGTCTTCTGTTCGTAGTACCGCGGGTGCGACGACAGCGACTTCATCAGCGTCCCGCCGAGGCCCGGCTTCCGCCCGCGCATCAGCTCCTGCCCGAAGGGCGCCAGGAACCCGCCCATCTCGGCCTGCTTCTTTTTGGTCGCCGTCATCGTTCGATTTACCTCGCCGGTTCCCTAGCTGGTCCGCTAACGTGTGCCCACGATGGACAGCAAACTCGCCCGCCTGAAAGAGGCCTTCGCCGCCGGCGATACGGTCGGCGCGCTGCGCATCGCCGCCAAGTTCCCGCGCCTCGGCGACGACGCTGGCCCGATCACGCGCGCGTGGGCCGCCTACAGCAACCCCGACTTCTACCGCCAGATCGGCCAGGACCCGGACGCGCTCATCCTCGCCGGCGCCGACGCCCTCCGCTCGAAATACAACCTCTAAGCGGCCACGTTCCAGAACAGCGCGCCCGGCTTCGCGTGCGCCAGGACGAACTGCCAGGCCTTCGCGTCGTAGTTCGAACACGAGGGGAACGGCGGCGGCCGCCGCGCCGGCTGCTCGAAGCCCTCGGGCGCCACGTAGAGCCGCGCCAGGCCGGCGTTCGGGAGGGCGCCGATGCGGACGGCGTAAAACGCGGCGCGCGGCCAGGCCTTCTGTAGCGCGCGCGTCAGCGTCCCGCTGCCGGCGACGGTCCAGACCTCGCGCGGCTCGATCGGCATTCGATACGCGACGGCGGCCAGCGTGTCGAGAAACAGCGGCGTGTCGAACCCGAATGGCAACAGCCGCGCGCCGCTCACCGCACAGTACTCGCGCGCTCGAGCGCGGACCACGTTCAGATAGCCGACGGGCACCTGAACGATCCGCGCGCCGGCGCAGAGCGCGGCGGCCGTCCGCGGGTGGAGCTCGCGCCGCTCAGCACAGAACACGGTCGCCCGCACGCCGGCCTCCGCCGCGGCGATCGCCAGTGCGACCTGCGCGTAGCCGGCGACCGGCGAGGCATACACGAACTCGCGCGCGCCGGTGAGCAGCGCCGGCAGCGCGCGGACCTTGGTCCCGCCCGGCACGAGGTCATCGCGCACGACGAACAGCCCTCCACATTTTTCCACCAGCGGCGGCGCGATCATGTCGGGCGCTTCCCCTTCCCCGGCTTGTAGTGCTTCCGCGGGCCGCGGACGCCGGGCAGCGCCGATCCGCCTGGCGTCGCGTTCGGCCGGCGCCCTTTGCGCCGCGCGCCCTCGTCGCGGTCGCTGTGCGCCAACAACTCCGACGCTTGCGTGCCGCCGGACACATCCTCACCGCGGCCGAGTTCGCTCTCGATGCCGAGCAGCAACCACGCGCGCTTGCGGTCCTGCCAGTATCCCTGCCGCGCGTCGAGCACCGAGAACGGCGGCACGCCGAAGCGATCCGCCAGCGAGGCGTTCTTGCCGCCGCCGGCCGCCGCGGGCCACAGTGCCGCGAGCTCGTCGTCGAAAAAGAACGAGGCGAGCTCGAGGCCGTCGCGCTGGTCGGCGGAGAGCTGGTCGATGTTCCACTCGGCGAGTTCGGCGGTGCGGTTGTCGTAGATCGCCAGCGCGCGCTTCTGTTCCTCGCTGAGGCCGCGCCGGCGCACCGCGATGATCGTGTCGCCGTCCGCCTCGACGATCTGGAGCTTAGTGATGCCGGCGAGCGCCGCGCCCTCGAGCACGCCGTTCCCAGCCAGAACGCCGTCGCCCTCGTCGATCACGATCGAGCGCGCCGCGCCAACGGAGCGCAACGCCGCCGCGATCATCTCGACGTTGCGCGGGGAGTGCGTGCGCCGATTGTGCGGATCGGCCACGAGGTCCCCGATGTGCCGCGGGCGAGGCGCCTTGATGATCGCTTTTTTCAAAAAATAACCCCTCTACGCAATTTCGCGGCCGCGTGAGGCAAGGCGGGGCACGGTATTCCGCCCCAGGACCCTAGGGATTTGATGTCCCCCCGCCCCACGCTCGGCCTGCCTGAGCCCAGGAACGCGGCCTCCATCTCGGGCCTCATCCACCCTTGCGCCGGTTGCAACTGAAACACAGCGATTGATGGTTCGCTGGGTCGAACACAGCACCACCCGAGCGGATGGACTTGATGTGGTCGACACATTGCGCCGGCGTGCGCTGGCCTCGCCGCACACACTCACTATGCTCTGCGTGAAGCCGACCGTCCTGTCTCATACCGCACCATGGTCGATGAGCCAGCCAGCGACGCGAGTAGGCAGGCCAGCCCTTTGTGTACCCACGCTCGACCGCCGTTCCACGTGCCACATCGCGCCTGCGCTCGCACGGTAGACAGCGCCCTCGGACCACGCGCCGGCACCCACCACAGACGCGTGGTGGTGCGTTCGGCATTTCAGCGGTCCTTCTCGGCCAGTTGCTCGGTGAGCTTCTCGAGGCGGCCGATGGCCAGCCACACCGCATCGGCGTGCCGCTCCCTCGAGGACCGCCGCATCGACGGCGTGCCTGGCTGCACGTGTGCGATCCAGCGCGCCAGGGCACGCAGGCGGCGGATAATCACCGGCGTCGGTGGCTGCGCGTCGCTCACGCCCCCACCTCGAATGAGAACCGCTCCTGATAGCGTGCCCAGGCGTGGCCGACCGCGCCCGATCCGGGAAACACGTCAACCAGTTCATCGCCTCGCTTCAGGTTCAGCAGATCGAACAGCCAGAAGCAGAACCCGTCCGGCTTCGCACCCGGCAGCCCGCGGCGGAGCGTGATGTTCGCGCTCACCCAGTCGCGCGGCGTCGTCGGCGTGCCGCCCTTAGGCGGAACCGAGGCGTGCGCGTTCCGTCCGCCGCGATAGATCACCGGTTCCCACGCGTACGCGGGTCGCACGCCGCGCTTGAAGACGTGAAACGGCTTCACCCACGCGCCGATCCGCGCGTCGTCGGGGCACAGCGGCAGAAGCTGGCGTAACGAGGGCGACGAACACGAGAGCGCCCAACCGTCGGGAAACTCGTCCACCAGGTGCGCGATGAGCAACCGATGGTTGACCTCCGGACGGTCATAGCGCCGCTGCGACTGGCCGACGTACGGAGGGTCGGCATACGCGACTCTCATCGGAGCTCGCACTCCCAGCGGATCTTCTGTTGCGTCGGATGGTGATCGATGCGCGGCCTTGTGGGCACGCTCCACGATCCGCCGCCCGCTTCACCGACACGGTTCCAGCCCACCGCTCTCAGGCTGGCGCCACCCTCTTCCTCGAGCGTGTACGTCAGCACCTTCAGGTAACCCATCGCCTGCGCCGCGCGCTTCGCCGCGGCGTACAGAAACGAGCAGGCGTTCCGCGTGCCGTCCGTGGCGACGCGGATCACCTCCGCTGTCGTGCCGTTGTCGAGGCGCCGCGAGACCGGGCGACCGACCATCGCCACGCCGACCAGTCGCTCGTGATGCCAGGCCGCCAGCGCGAACTTCGCCCCTTGCGGCGCGTCGTGATGCCGATGGTGCGCGGCCACAAACGCGCTTGCCTGGCGGACGCTGATCGGCCTGAGCGTCACTGTCCGGACAGCCTCTTAATCTCGTCGGCGAGCGCGGCCTCGAGCACGAGTTCGGGCTGCGGGTTGTCCTCGATCATGTTCGCCATCACCATGTTGACGCCGCGCATCGACGAGCAGCAGACCAACCAGTCTTCATCGGGCAGCCCGTCGAGCGCGTCGAGCACTCTCTGACGTTCGGGATGTTTCATCCTTCGAGCTCCTGGAGCGCGTAGTCGCGCGCGCGGTTGACGTGCGCCATCTCGATGTCTGTGCCACCGTGATCGGGATGACGCTGGCGGGCCGTCGCTTTGTAGGCGCTGTCCACCTGCTCGAGCGACGGCGTGCTGTCCGCGGGGAAGCCGAACACGGCGCGCCAGTTCGCCGCGGTGTCGGCCGGCAGCGACTTGTAGCCCGCGAGCGCCTGCTCGATGGTGCCCACGCCGTACCGCTCGACGCGGCGGAGCGCCTCGATATGCCCGGCGATCGCGGCGATGTTGTCCGCGACGCCGCGGAACCGATCGGCCGCCAGTACGGTCGCCCGGCCCTTGAAGGAGAAATACACCGCGGCGCCAGGATCGCGCGGGTTCTCATCAGAGCGCGGCCGACCGTCGAGGCGCAGCGACACGTTCGTCGACAGCACCGGCGACTTGGCGCCGAGCCGATCGAGCTCCGCCTCGAGGCGCTCACTGGCGACGAAGATCGACAACCGTTGCTTGTAGTGCCGGAACGGCGCGTCGAGCCGATGGTGCGGCGCTGTCCGCTTCCACCCGATCGGCCACTCGAGCGGAAACCGTTTGATCGAGTCGTGGTCGCTCATCGTCCCCTTCCCCGCTTGTAGATCGGCGTCGCGATCCCGTTGTCGGTGCGCGTCAGCGGCCGCAGCAGCAGGCGCGCGCTCTGCTTCACCGCCTCGGGCACGATCCCGGCGCGTAGCCGCCGCAGGTCTGTCTCGGTCGCCAGCAGCCAGAACTGCGCGCGGCGTCCGCGCCGCATCATGGTGCCTTCGGCATCGGACCACCGCGACGAGGCCCGGTGATCATCACCTCGAAGTTCGACGCGCCCAGCGATGAGCCGCCATCGTGCGCGGCGGTGAGCTCGTCGCCGCCGCTGAACACCACGTCGTACTCCTGGCCGTCGATCGTGTGCGTGTCCTCGGCCGGCACCACGCCGCGCTCGTAACAGTCGCGCGAACAGAACCGCCCGCTCGTGCCCTCGCGCCTGGTGAACCGCGTGCCGCAGCGTTCGCACACCCGGTTGCCCAACGGCGCCGACTCTTCGATCTTCATCAGCCGCTCGGTGGTCTCGGCCTCGCGCTGGCGGCGCTCCTCGAGCCTCGAGCGCATCCGCGCGCGCGAGGCGGTCAGGAGACAATCGGGGCACCGGGTCTTCGGACCGTTCGAGAGGATCGGCTTCTTGCAGCCCTCGCACGGTCGCGGCTTCCACCCCTTCCCAGGCGGCGCCGGCCCGCGGCGCACTTCCTCGACGCCTCGGTGCGGGTTCTTCAGCCGGCAGGCGACGCAGATCCGCTGGCGGTTGCTGCGCGGCGTGAAGTCCTCGCCGCACAGGGGACAGACCTTCGTGAACGGCGCGGCGAGGTCGACGTACTCGGGCGCGGGCTTCCGCATGCGGACCTTCTCAGCGACCACGTCGTCGAACGCGGTCGCGGCTGGTTTAATCCGCCCACGTTGAAAGGAATCAACAATTCGTTGTTTTTTTCCAACAAAGGATTGGTTTAATCCGCCCAGCTCGGGCGCCTCGTAACTGCCGAGCGCCCAGACCATCAGGCCGACGCGTTTTACCTGGCCGTCGCGCTTCAGTCCTTTCAACGCGAACGAGACGAGACTCGGCGGCTGCTCGAGCCAGGCGGCGAGCTCGGTTTCGCTGTGCGGGCCATCCTCGAGGAGCGCCAGGATGTCGTCGGTCATAACTCGATTGGTCTAATCAGCTCTAAATGGTTGCGATTGCGTCTGATCGGCTCCGATAGAACGCCGCGACGTTCCCCGGCTTGCCATGCGCGATGATCGCGACCGAGCGCGCCGGCCGATTCGTGCCACGGCACAGCTGACAGCGTTGACAGGTCGTGCGATGGTCGGCCTCGTCGCTCGCCGGGCAGACGCACTCGGCGCCGCCGATGAGCGGATCGTGCGCACCGCGAATTCGGAACGTGCGCCAGCCAGCGCCCGAGGCGTCCCACCACTCGAGTTCGTTGTCGACGCTGGCCATGGCGATCGTCTGTAGTCGTAAGTCGCAGGCTCGCCACTGGTGCGTATACGCGACCCAGCCCGCAGCGGTGGCCAGCAACATCCGCCAGACCTCGAACGGGATCGCGGCCGGGTCGCCGTACGCACCGAGCCGAATGTAGCGGCCCTCGACGAGCGCCTGGAGCTCGGGCCACGTCGCCTCGAGGTAGCCGGCGCGGCTAAACATCTTCCAGACGTTGTGCGGCCCGAGCCACACCGTCACGTAGCACGTGCTGTCGAAGCCGTCGCGCCCGCGCAGCTTGCAATCGCCACAGATCGCGTCGTCGAGGTTCTGGCGCTTCGCGTCCATCGGCGCCAGGTCCGGCCGGATGATCCAGGCCTGCACCATCGGGCCGGTCTTGGCGTTCAGCGACCCGCCCTCGAGCCCGGTCAGCACGCCGATGATCGGATCGCCGGTCAGCAGCGACGGGCCGCGGTAGAAGAGCGCGCCGAGCTCGCTCACGCGACCAGCGCCCACTCGCCGCGCTCGAGTTGCTTGATTCGTTTTTTGCATCGCAGCCGCGTCAGCGTGTTCCGGAGCGCGTTGTCGCGTTGTTCCGGTGTCTGGCCAGGCTCAGCGGGCAGCGCCGGCAGCAAGTCGTGCGTCGCCGCTGGCCCTTTGCGCAACGCGTTCACGATCGCCTCATCACGCGCCTGGACCGCGCCCGCGGCCGCCGGCGGCGACGCTGGCATCCACGGTTGATGCGCGCGCTCTTTCTTCTTCGGGCGGCCTGGCTTCGGCGCCCGCGGCCGTGGCGCCGGCAGCGGCTCCGGCTCCGGGACGTGGATGACGAGCTCCGCCGCGGCCGGGAGGAAGTGCCGAGCGATGACGTCGATCGCGTGCGTCAACGCGTCGCGTTTCGCGGTGAGGTCAGCGAGGATCACCGGCCAGGCGATGTCGGCCACAACCTACGCCTCGGCCTGCGCTCCGGCGCCGCCCTCGCCTGTTTCGACCTCGAGGCGCTCGTCCTCATCCTCGACTTCGGCCGTCGCCTTCTCCTTCGAGGTCCGCACGCGCAGCTTTTCCTCGCCGGGCACGCGGACCAACTCGACGCCAGCGTGCTTCCAGGTCGTGCGCTCGTGTTTGCGCATCAGTTTCAGCGCCAGGTTCATCTGCTCGCCCTCGTCCTGGCGCAGCACGTTCATCTGGTCACGGAGGTCGCCGATCGTGGCGGCCACGTCGTCGAGCGGTTTGATCCGCGCCTCGCTGATGAGCGCCTGCTGCCGCGGCGCTCGAGCACGTGCAGGCTTCGCGGCCTTTGCGGGCTTCGCGGTCTTGACTTTGTGTCGGTTCTTGCTCGGTGCCTTTGCCATCAGCGCGCTCCTTTTCGTGAAGCAGTCCGTTTTGTAGTGGCCGTTGTCGGAGAAACAGAATCGGCAGCGCGGCACGCCGGCGCCGTCGATGTAGTAGCCGGGATCGAGCACGTAGCCGTGGCGCTCGGCTCTCATCGCGCCTCGACGCATGTCGGCGCGTCGTCGGTCACCGACGACCAGCGCGGGTTGCCGGGCTCCACGTCGATCGCTTTGCCGACCTCGAAGCCTGTCGGCGGTGGCTGGCCCTCAGGCCACGCGGCGTTCCGATAGTCCGACAGGATGTAGCCGCAGCGCGTGCAGCGTTGCACGCCGTCCACGAGCGGGCCGGCCCGATGAATCATCGCGCGGCCTCGACGAGGTCCGCCGGCGGCACGCGCTCGACCAGGCGCCGGCCGTACTCGGCCAGCAGCAACGCGTCGGCGATCGCGTGCGTCACTTTCACGCCTGGGAACAGTTGCTGCGCCCTGGCCTTCGTCACGTTCTTGTCGCCGCGCGAGCGGCAGCCCATCACCGCCTGCCACTTCGCCGGCACTACCTGGTCGAACGGCACCTGCGCGGCCGTCAGCGCCATCAGCAGCGCGCCGTAGCCCTTCCCGAAGGTGAACGCCGACGCGACGCCCATCTGCGGCGACGAGTAGACGCGCTCGAGCATGGCGTGCGCCGGGTGGTTGCTCTCGCCAGGCTTGAACACATCGAAGATGTCGCGCTCCGTCGTCGGCATGGGCAGCGTCGCGTAGACGAGGCCGCGCTCGTCGATCATGGCGATGCCGCCGCTCACGCCTGGGTCGATCCCGATGTAGATCATGCGACCTCGATCCGGTCGCGCTCGCGCACGCGCCCGTTGTAGGCGGCAATTTCCTCGGCCGTCGGCTCCCAGCCGTGCCCACACCACGCGCACCGCCACGAGAGCCTTCGGTGCACGACGTTTGACGTGACGTCGCGATGCGGGCACGCCGGACACTGGACGCCGGACAGCGAGTTCAGGCGCGCTCGCTTCCCAGCCGCCTTTAGACCGAGTTTTTCGTTGATGCGGCTCATTGGTCGTCCTCGCCTGGCACTCGTTCGGCCGCCGCGTGTTTGAAGTCCAGCGGCAACGCGTCGGGACCGGTGAGCACGTGCACGAGTGGCTTGAACGTCGGCGCCGCGCGCGGGACGAGAGGTGCGAGGTCCGGCGGCGCCGGCCCTTCGCACGACTGGCAGCGATAACGCTTCAGGCTCGAGCCGGGGAGCGTGAACACGACCATTGGCTCGCCGACTTTAATGACGCGCGCGCCGCGACAGTGCCCGCAGATCTTCGGACTCTCGGCGCGGGTCCACGTCCTCGTGCTCACGCGGCACCTCGGAAGCGCGCCAGGAGTTCGCGCGCGAGCCGGCCCGCGTCGGCCTTTGTCAAGATGTCGTTGACAGCTTGACACCGGCGTTCGACCAGCCGGCGCGGCCGCGGGCGTGCGACGATCGGCGTCCGGCCGCCGCGCTCGAGTTGATCGATCGCGTCGCACACCCGGCCCGAGTCGTACGGAATCCGGAGGTTCGCGCAGCGGCACTTCAGCGTCTCGACCAGGTCGCTGTAGTCAGTGAACGTCCGCGTTCGCAGCACGTCTTGCAGCACGCGGACGATGAGCCTGGTGCCGGGCTCGAGGCTGAAGTGCTGCGGTTTTGTCTTCGTCATCATCGGCGGGTCTCGGCCGCGCGCTTTTGGCGCGGCCTGTTCTAATTGCTAGTACTCACCACCGAACGATCCAAGTTCCACCGATCTTCCGGGTCGGGCCGGGTCCGGGTACTGGTACGGGTACGGGATCGCGCGCGCGCGAAGCTCAGGAATCCGCGCGGAACGGCTCGGATTCCGCCTGGAATCTGAGACGAGGCGCCGCGCCTGGCGCCCGCGGACTCCACCACGAGTCACGCGTGGCCTCCGTTGTGATTCCGGCCGCCCTTAGCTTTGCGCTCACGGTCCACCTTTCGTTTCTGCTGGATGGCGGCGGCCGATGGGTTGTGGTCGTGGAAGTCGTGGACCTTGTACCCGCCCTTGACGCGTTCCCAGAGCCGCGCCTTCACGAGCGCGCCGGCCGCGGAGATCGGGTCCTCGACGTGTCGGAAGCGCTTAACGACGGCGGTCGGCAGGACGCCGTCGGTGAGTTGCTTGTTCGCATACATCAGCCCGATCGCGTAGAGGCCGATCACGATCGCTGGACCATTGCGGCCGATGGCGTCGCCAGCCTCGAAGACCTTCGGGTGGTCGATGAGTGAGTCGTCGAGTTTTGACCACATAGGTTTCTTTCAAGCGACGCGAGCGAGGGCATCAGCCTCCGCATCCGGGGCAGAGTGCGGTCCCAGCGGCCGATCCCTCGCCGCGCGTTCTTCGGGTTTACGCTGCTGGTGGAATCGGATTCGTCGCGTCGGCGCCCAACGCTTTGAGCCGCGCGCTGATGGGCGTCAGGCCGTCGGCGATCGCGTCGAGGTCCGCCTGGCTCGCCACGCCGCCCGCGGCGATCTTCTCGCTCAGGGCTTTAATGAGGGCGGCCTGGGCGTCGACCTTCGTCGCGACGGCGTTGGTTTCGTCGTTCAGGTCCTTCACGAGTTGCTTTACCGATGCGACATCAGACATGAGGCGTTTCTCCTGGGCGCGCAGGGCGCGTAGGTGCGTGTTGATACGAACGAGCTGCTCCTGCAGTTCGTCGAGGCGCTCGAGCACGCGAGCGAGCGCCAAGTCGGTACGGGACGGTCGGCGATGTGGTCTGCTCAAGCGGCGACCTCCTTGAGGCGCGCGGCATAGGCGGCGCGCAGCGCCTTTACCGTCGCCGCGGGCATGTTCTTGACGGCGCGGAGTTCGCGCCCGACCTCAACCAGGGCGTCCTTCGTGCGCGCGTCCTTCATCTTCGTGAGCCAGTCGGCCGCCGCGTCGCTCGCCGGCGGCGTGCCGCCCTTCGCCCACGCGGCCAGGCGCGCGCCGCACTCCTCGGTGATCGGCTTGCCCTCGGGGAACAGGTCGAGGTGCTGGTGCTCGAGCTTGATCGGCTGCGGCACGCCCGGCTTGTCGGCCATCAGCAGGAAGCTGGCGGTCAGCTCGTACGGCAGATTTTTTTCACAGATCGGAATCCAGCCATGCAGGCCGGTGAGCGATTGCTTCTCGACGATCTCCATCCGGCCGTCGGCGCCGCGCTTCATCTCGATCTTGGGCTCAGCGCGGAAGCAGAGAATCAGGTGCGCGCGGACCTGGAGGAGCCGCTGCACGAATTGCTTGTGCGCCATCTTGGGTTTGATCCACGCGGCCATCTTCATCGTCTCGCGCTTCCGCGCGTCGTCCTTGGCCATGCGCTCGAGCTCGTCCTCCTGCCAGTCGAGGATGCCGCCTTCGCCCGCCCACTCGTGCGACATGCTGTCGGCGACGATGACCGAGTACTTCGCGTCGTCGGCGGCCTTGATCGCCTCCGCGTATCGGTCTGGTCGGAACGGCGGCTTGAGGTCGCCGTGATCGAATCTGAACCGGTCCGCGTAGTGCTTCGCGCGGCCGGCCTCGGTGTCGATGACCGCGAACGGCTGGTCGCCGGCGATGCCGTGCGCCAGGCGGAACGCGGAGTAGGTCTTACCGCTGCCGGTGCCGCCGGAGAGGCCGATGAGCAGGCCGACGTTCTCGCGCGCGGCGGGGCGGAAGGTGAACGCCATTAACTCACCAGGTCAGAGCCTGGACGTAGACGCGACAGCATCTCAGCCTCAAATTCCAGCGCCTCAGCCATCATCGTTTCGAGCGTATCGTTGAAAACTCCGACCTCTCGCGACTCGATGGCCTGTTCCAACGCGTCGATGACCGATTTCGCGCCAATAAAAAACGCCACCCTCGCGGCATCTGCGTCGACGTTCGTAGGCGCGCACGCGCGGCACCTGTCCCACGCTGGACCGAGAATTGGGGCGAGAACTTTCTTCAACATTCAGCGCAGCTCCCGTTCAAGCCACCATTCCTCGTGCCACGGCGGCATCGACGCGTAGCACGTGCGGTGCGCGTAGGTCGGCCAGGTGCCGGCCTGCTGGCATTCGCGCCACGCTTCGAGCGCGTACAAGCATTTCTTTTCGGCGATGACCAGCGCGTCGGGACCGAGCGCGATGACCGACAGCGCGAACGGCGGGTAGGTTTCCTGCACCGCGAAGCGGAACACGGCGTCCGAGCCGGACAGCTGCCGCAGGCCGCGCAGATACCACGCGGCCTGCACGTCGAAGCCGCTCGAGAACATCGTGCGCGTCCAGGCGTCGGGGTTCGCGCTGGCGCTGGTCGTTTTGTAGTCGTCGATCGCCCAGGGGAACAGGCGGTCCTTCTGCGGGCGCAGCCAGTCGAGGCGCGCGCGGCACCAAACGCCATCGTCCTCCCAGATGAGCGTCCGCTCCGGGACTCCGGGATCGGCGGGATTGCCGACGGTGAACATCTTGGCGCCGCCGTCGGTGTGTTGATCGAGTTGGCCTCGAGCGGCGGCCACCATCGCCTTGACGTCGTCCCAGACGCGCGCGAGGAGGGGCACGCGGCCCGCCGCGCGCGCGGCGTCGCGGGCGTCCTTGGCGGCGTTCGTCCGCCAGTCTTTCGCGTCGACGATCGCCACCGCCGCCTCGCCCTCGAGCAGGACGGCGTGCGCCGCGGTGCCGATGTCGAAGTGTTCGGCTTCGTCCGGCACCGCAGCGGGGTTGAGGCGGGGGTGGGCCTGGCGTGCGTGCGCCGGCGAGGAGAGGCAGATCAGTTTGGCGATCGAGGACGAGAGCGACGGCTCAGGGCACGGGTCGGCGTGGTACAGACTCGCCGGGAGATCGTAGATGCCGGCGCCGAGCACCGTCTTCGTCGGCATCATCGCGTCGATGCACCTTGTACGACCGCCATTGCGACGAGGACTGTCGGTCGCGTGGACCTGCCGCAGTGCTCACAATCGAACAGGACCTCGACGTCTCCGTGCTTCGCTTTCAAGTCCTGCAGTAATTCGATCGCGCGTTGAATGGTCACTCGTTCCGTCCTTGGCCGAGCGGCAGGCAGTCGTAGCACGCCCAGATCGGCAGCGTGTGCCCTTGTTGCCATCCCATGCCGCTCGCGTGCTTGTGTCGGGTGAAGCGCCCAGCTTTCCGGACGTGGCAGTACACGCAGTGATACGTGGGCTCCTCGTTCGGGCGGCTGTTCGGCGGGTTCTCCGCGTCGGCCGCCAGCTGCGCGAGCTCGCGGCGGCGCTCGCGCGCGCTCTGCGGCCGCGGCACATCGCCGACCTTGAAGCCTGGCGCGGGCACCATCAGTCCTCGGCCAGCGCCAGGCGCGTGCGCTGTGCTTCCTCGACGGCGTGCTCCACGGCGGCGCCGGCGGTTTGCTCGAGCACGAGGCGGAAGTGGTCACCGAGCCGCAGGTCGCGCGCGCCGCCGTGGGCGTCTGAGTGGATCGACAGCACGAGGTCGTACCGCCGCGCGGCGTCCGCGTGGCGGAGCGTGACGCGCACGCCGTCGGAGTTTTCAGAACGCTCGTCGACGCTGATGATGAATTCCACGCTACCTCCTGAATCCTTTGCGAGCGGGTTGAGAGAACGGACGCGGTCCGGAACCAGCCAGCCCTTCGTGGTGGCCGGGCAGTCCGCGCAGACCAGAAACATCCGGTCGTCCGCGAACTGCAGCGTCCAGGCGTGCCCGCGACAGCGGTGCATGAAGCGGCGCCAGCGGTCGAGCAGGTTCAGCATCGCGCGTCCTTTTTCTAAGGACCGCGAGCGCCATCAGCGCGACGACGATGACGGTCACGGTCGCGGCGACAACAGAGCACACGTTCATCGCACGCCTCGCTTCAGTGCCGCCGGCGCGCTCGAGAGGGGTTCTCGATCGAGATACTGCTGGACCCGCTTGCGGCTGTACCGCCGCGGGCCGATGCGCGGCACGAGCTCCAGCTTCTCGAACCGGCCGAGCGACTGGTACTTGTAGAACGCCGAGGTCCCGAGGCGGAGCTTCGCGCGGAGCTCGTGCGGTGTCATCGCGCGGTCGTCGGCGTCGTCAGGCGGACGGTCCTCGACCCGAAACGGCGTCGCGGCGTCGGCGCCCATCACGCGCTCGCGGAGGTGTCGGCCGATGGTTTGAGGCCGGCCCTTGAGCGGGCGGACTTCTGGCGGAGCTGACGGCGCCGATCGGCCTCGTGCATCGCGACAAGGAACTTGCGAATCTTGTGGAGCGTGCGATCGAGCGGCTTCGCGTCGGCCGGCGCGCGCTTCACCAGATAGTGCAGCGTGCGCGGGGACATGTCGATGTTCGTGCGGCGCATCGCCTCAGAGAGTTTTTCCCACGTCCAGTCTTTTTCGAGGCGGTAGGCGTCGAGCTCGGCGATCTCAGGCAGCGGCATGGCGGCGTCCTCGAAATTGTGTGCGTCGCAATTCATATTGTTGCGATGCACGCAAAAAATAGGGGAACCGCGTGTTGTTTGTCAATAGCGCGTGCACGCTCTCTATGAGAGCGCAGCCAAGACTTGCAACGCTCGCAAGCGCAGTTGTAGAATCCGCGGCAAATGACGACCGAGTTCGCAGCGCTCCTCGCCGACCTGGTCAGGCGCCACGGCGGCACGAAGCAAGCGTTCGCGCGCGCCGTCGGCGTCTCGCCGTCCGCGCTCAGTCGCCTGCTCGCGGGCCACGCGCGCCAGGCGTCCACCGAACTCTGTTTGCGGATCGCGCAGGTCGCGCGGGTCTCGGCCTCGCGGGTGCTGCGCGCATCTGGCCGTTCCAGCGTCGCCGATCTGCTCGAGGAGCTGTATGGCGAACCCGCGATGCGGCGACAGCAATTCGCGGCGCCGCGGCTCACGCCGTACGAGCAGACGCTGATCGACGAGTGGCGCACGTTGGA